TTGTAGATTTCCTTGACTCAGTTATGAATCAAATTAAAGCACGGGATTGGCAGATACGCAATTCTATTGAATGGAAAAAGTTTATTAGTGGCTCATGATTACAGTTGAAAAAATTGATGAAGTGCATCTTCGTATCTATGCTGACGATCCGTCAATAGAACAAGAACTGTCAGACTTCTTTACATTTGAATATCCAGGAGCAAGGTTTACTCCGCAATATAGAGCACGACTCTGGGATGGCAAGGTTCGGATGTATGATATTATCCGTAAGACTCTTTATGTTGGTCTCATAAATTATGTCATTGATTTTTGTACTCGTAATGACTACGCAATAAAACTGCCAGTTGACATAAGAAACACTGAAGGCATTACAGCTGAACAAGTTTCTGATTTCGCCAAATGGTTAAATCCTCATGGTCATGGTAAACCAATCGAGATTCGCGACTATCAAATAGAAGCAGTAACCGAAGCGTTAGATCGCAAAAGAATATTACTGCTCTCTCCTACCGCATCTGGTAAATCATTCATCATCTATACAACTATGCGTTGGCATTTAGAGAATGGTCGCAAGTGTATTATCATTGTGCCGACTACTTCTTTGGTCGAGCAACTATACGCTGACTTTGAAGACTACTCCTCTGCCAATGGTTGGAAAACAAATCGCCATGTTCAGAAACTATACAGTGGTTTCACTAAGGATATTACAGGTGATGTTTTAATTACTACTTGGCAATCTGTTTACAAACAACCAAAGGCATGGTTCAATCAGTTTGATGTTATCTTCGGTGATGAAGCGCACCAATTTAAAGCAACCTCCCTTACAACAGTCATGGGTAAACTTACTCATGTTAAATATCGTATCGGAACTACAGGAACTCTTGATAATAAGAAAGTCCATAAGTTAGTTCTAGAAGGTATCTTTGGTCCAACGCATCGTGTGACTACAACGAAACAGTTGATGGATGCGGGAACGCTGGCTAAACTAAATATTACATGTATACTACTGAAGTATGATGACATAACTCGTCAGGGTAGAAAGAATAATCAATACGCTGATGAGATGGATTTTATTGTAAGTCACGAGAAGCGTAATAATTTTATTTGTAACCTTGCGTTGAGATCAGAAGGCAACACTCTAGTCCTTTTCCAGTTTGTAAATAAACATGGAAAGATTTTGTTTGACATGATCAAAGATAAAGCGCATGACAAAAGAAAAATATTCTTCGTTTCTGGTGCAACTGAAACAGAAGATAGAGAAGCAATTAGAAAGATTACCGAAACAGAACCTGATGCTATTATCGTTGCTTCTTTCGGTACTTTTAGCACTGGAATTAATATCCCATCACTTGAAAATGTAATATTTGCATCGCCAAGTAAATCTAAGATTCGCAACCTACAAAGTATTGGTCGTGGCTTAAGATTAAAGAACGGCAAAACTGAGTGTAATCTATACGACTTAGCAGACGATTTAAGTTGGAAGTCTTGGAAAAATCATACATTGAATCACTTCGGCGAAAGACTTAAGACTTACTCAGAAGAAAAATTTAACTACAAGATTGTCGAGGTAAAACTATGAACGAAGAATTCGTTTACTTGAAGTTAGTTACTGGCGAACAACTTATGGCATACAAAGAGTCAGAGGATGAGACATCCATGACTGTTAAGTTTCCTATGTTAATTAAAACACATCTTGTATCTTCATCACATGATCGTGTTTCTGAACAAGTTACAGCTGGTCCATATTCTTTGTTTCTTGAATCTCCTGTTGTACATTTAAACAAGAGTCATATAGTTCTTGATTCTAAATTGCACGAGCGTGCCATTGTCCACTATGTTGGATTGGTAAGGAATCATGAGGGTGTGAATCTGTCACACCAAGCGAAAGAACTTATCTGGGAAGATGAGGAGGATCGCAAGGCACTTGAAGAGATAGAAGATATCGGAAGTGCAATTGAACAGTTGAGGGCGATCGCTGGTGACATCGAAGAGGAAGTAGAAGAAGGTAATAAAACCTTTGTCGAAGGTAACGATACATTACATTGATTACCTTTTTCAAACCCTACATCGAGAGTATACGCTTTCGTCAAGCAAAAAGCAAATTTATTTCTTTGTAAAAAATATTTGCTATTGTAAATGTTTTATAGTATACTTATGTGAGTTGATTAATTATGGAGATTTATTAGTATGGCAACAAAAGCCAAAGGCACCCACTATGTCAGTAACGCTGACTTTTTAGTAGCAATGAAAGAGTATCGAGTTTTGGTACTGGCTGCTAAAGAAGCAGGACTGACCAAACAAGACAAAGGGTGGCCACAAGTTACGCCATACATTGGTGAATGTCTATTAAAGATTGGTACTCACCTTTCCTATAAAGCAAACTTTATTAATTACAGTTATCGTGAAGATATGATTCTAGATGGTATTCAAAACTGCCTACAATATATTGATAACTTTGATCCCGAAAAATCTAGCAATCCCTTTGCATACTTTACCCAAATTATCTACTATGCGTTCTTAAGAAGAATTGCCGAGGAGAAGAAACAAACATATATTAAGGGTAAGATGTTACAGGAAATGCCGTTTGATATGTTTGAGTTACAAGATCAAGACGAGGGTGGTGAGTTTCATAATGCTTATGCTGAGTTTATGCAACAGAATAATACCTTCGATGATTTTATTGAACGCAAAAAAGAAAAGAAGCGTAAAAAGAAAGAAGCAAGTCTAGATGACTTTGTGAGTGAGTAATGTCCGCAGTTAATCCAAGAGATATACATGATTGGTTGAAAGATATGGCAGCAGGTATTAGACCACGCTCGTTCGCCACTGTGCGAAGAAAGTCAAAAAGAAGAGCAAAAAGATTTCTCAAGGGACATACTTGGGATGCAGCAGACAATATGTTTAGTTTGAAAGATATTATGAAAGAAGATAACAAAATTTTCCTTGGTGTTTCCGATGTCGAAGACTTGGTAACTGCAGAAATTCTAAAGAGTCGTTCTGACTCTGGTAACTCCACTGTGTTTCGTGAAACATCTGTGTTATGTAATCGTGAGAAGTGGGCAACATGGGCAGAGGATCAATACAAAGATTTCCTCTTTGTTCAGTCCAGTTCTTCTGGTGGATTCATTGTAGAAAAAGAAACAAATAACTTAATAAAGTTCGATGTCAACAGCAACACAACTACTGTTCGTGTGTTTGGTGATGAAGAATTTGTTGAAGATATGATTGAGATTGTTGAAGAAAACTTCGACCAAGTTACTTGTCATATCGAATGGGTTTATGGTAGCGATGGACAGTCTGTTAATGTTCCATTGAATCGCGATCGTCTTCCTGTTGATGAGATGTATCCATTCCTTAATGGTGAACCTCTTGGTGATTACTATGATCGTTATATGGAATCTTCAGCAAATATTTTGTTGTTGATTGGACCTCCAGGAACTGGCAAGACTACCTTTATCCGTGGTCTTCTTTCCCACACAAACTCTTCAGCGATTGTTTCCTACGACGCAAACATTCTTGACAAAGATGGATTCTTTGCTCGTTTCATTGAGTCTGATGATAATGTTATGGTGTTAGAAGATAGTGATGCTTTCTTGAAACCTCGTAGCGATGGTAATACAATGATGCATCGTTTCCTTAATGTGGGCGATGGTCTTGTTACAACTAAAGGTAAAAAAATGATTTTCTCTACCAACTTGCCATCTATCCGTGATATTGATTCTGCTTTGACTCGTCCAGGACGCTGTTTCGATATCGTTGAGTTCAAACCTTTGTCTTATGGTGAAGCAAAAACATTGGCAGAAAAATTGAACGCAAAGATGCCAGACTTGAAAGATCAGTATTCTATTGCTGAAGTTTTCAATGAACAAACTCACAAACCATCTGTTCGTAAGGTAGGATTTGTTTGATGTATTTGGTCAAGTATTATATACTAGGAAATAAAATACATCGTAAGTACTTTCCAAATTTACATGAGGCAACAATGTTTGCTGTGTATAAAGTTAAGGGTGGCAATGTCCACGAAATTATAAAGGTAGATTAATGAAGGTAGCCATTATTACAGACCAGCACTTTGGTGCTAGAAATGATAGCATTGCGTTCTTAGATTTTTATCAAGAATTTTATGAGAATACTTTCTTTCCTACTCTTGACACAAATGGCATTGATACTGTTCTTATTCTCGGTGACACATTTGATCGCAGAAAATATGTAAATTTCTATTCTTTACAAAGAGCAAAAGATATGTTCTTCGATAGACTTGAAGAGCGTGGCATCAAAGTCTTTATGCTTGCTGGCAATCATGACACCTACTTTAAGAATACGAATGATGTAAACTCGCCTGACTTATTGTTGCGTGAGTATAGTAACATTGCTGTGCTGGATAAACCAACGGATATTACAGTTGGTGGTGTTGATATTACTATGATCCCTTGGATCTGTCCAGAAAATTATGTTGATTGTATTGCGCAAATGACTTCAACACCAGCAGAAATATGCATGGGGCATTTTGAGATTGCTGGATTTGCGATGCACCGAGGAATGGAAAGTCATGAAGGTTTGGATAAAAATCTTTTTAAGAAGTTTGATATGGTTTTCAGTGGCCATTACCACCATCGTAGTGATGATGGTCACATTTATTATTTGGGAAATCCATACGAACTTACCTGGCAAGACTATAACGATCCCCGAGGATTTCACTTGTTCGATTTGGAAACAAGAGAACTTGAATTCATCAGAAATCCTTATACGATGTTCGAAAGAACCGAGTACGACGATGCCCTTGCCGATCCTTCCCTCGAATCATACCAGCACTTAAAAAACAAATATGTCAAAGTTGTAGTTGTTAACAAGAATGACTTATATAAATTTGACAAATTCATTACGAAGGTTTATGATAGTAATCCATATGAAGTAAAAATCATTGAGGATCTATCGTCATACAACGAAGGTGAGATAGATTCTACTATAAACCTTGAAGATACTTTAGATGTATTGACCAACTATGTTGAGTCAATTGAAACTGATTACGACAAAGATAAATTAAAAACATTTATGAAGTCGCTTTATACGGAAGCAGTCAACATCGAGGTAGAGTGATGCAACAACTTGAGATTAGTTATTTCTTTCCGCTTACGGAACAGATTCCGCTTGATTTAGATTTTACATTAACTGAAAAGTATATTCTAGATAAGCGAGCTGAACAGGCAAGAAGTTCTGTCAGTGCTTTGTCTGGTACTTTTCTACTCTCAAGTGGTGGTAATGGTGCTACTTGGGCTACTATGTCCAATAATCTTGGCTCGCCATCCTTTACTATTAATGTGGATGCTATGCCTATTACTGTTGTTTCTAAAAAGAAACCCAACTTTATAATGAGATTCATTTATAAGTCTATGGGTATGAAATGGAAAGCTGAATGATATGAGTGAAGATATGGTAGCGAAGCGAGAAATGTATTGGTGGGAACATTATCCTCTACATCAGTTGTGGTGCAACGATGCTTGCCCTTTAGTTCCACGATTTGAATATCGTGAGGGTGATGAATGGAATGCAAACAACTGGTCGCTTCACTGGTTAATATTTCGCATCTGGACACTGGAGCATTTTAGTTTTGGTATTGATGTTAATTTACAACCAGATAGTATTTCAGTGGGTTTTATTGTTCCATATCTAAGAGTTATTATTGGATTTCATCATATGTGGCAATGGACATGGTTATATAAAGTTGGTCAGATGCTGCGTCGTAAACCAGCATTGAAAAATGGGGATGGGGGATATAATTGATTGTATTTAAGACGCTGTCTTGGAAAAACTTCTTATCAACTGGCAATCAGCCAAATAAATTAATTCTTAACAAGTCTACGACTACCCTTATAATTGGTAAAAATGGTGAGGGTAAATCTACTTGTCTGGATGCACTGTGTTTTGGTTTGTTTGGAAAGCCATTCCGTAGCATTAATAAGAATCAGATGATCAATTCAATCAATGGTAAAAATGCTTTGGTTGAGATTGAGTTCTCGATTGGTCAGAAAGAATATAAAATTATTCGTGGTATCAAACCAAACATCTTTGAGATCTACATGGATGGTGTGTTGATGAACCAAGATGCTGCGTCAAGAGATTATCAAAAGATTCTTGAGCAACAAATCCTTCGTTTAAATTATAAAACATTTACTCAGGTAGTTATCCTTGGTTCAGCATCGTTTGTTCCTTTCATGCAACTGCCATCTAATCAGCGCAGGGAAGTTATTGAAGACATCCTTGATATCAAAATCTTTTCAACTATGAATTCGTTGTTAAAGGAAAGATCAAATGCAACCAAAGATGAAATCGCAAGGGTTGAATCGGCTCTCAGTTTGGCGAAACAAAAAGTTGAATCTCAACAAGCGATCATTAAAACAATATCGGAAGCGAAGACGAGTGCCATCGAAAGTATCAGAGCGAAGATTGCTGCAAATACTTCTGAGATTCTATCTAGTGAGGTCGAGATATCTACCATCTTGGAGGAGATCGACACTCTTAAAGCAAGCATCAATGACAAGGAAAATGTTACTGAAGATATCGACAAAGCAAAATCATTCAGAAGTAAGTTGCTCCAGAAAATCGAAACTTGCGAGCACCAGTCACAATTTTTTAACGAGCACGATGTTTGCCCTTCATGTGACCAAGGTATCCCAGAGGAACACAAATCGAAAATTGTCGAGGAACTTAATTCAAAGTTGTTGGAACAGAATGGAAAAGTTGGCGAACTCGAAACAATCCTCTCCAACCTTAATGAGAAATTATCTAACATTGCTCAAGTACAATCGCAAATTACCGAAAAGAATATTGAGTTATCTACAAGAAACTCAGCAATCACCCTCCTCAACAAACAAGTTAAAACGCTACAGGCTGAAGCTGAAAGCGCAAAAACTGATACGGCAAATATCGATGAGGAAAAGAGCAAGTTAAAAGAGTTGGCTCAGGATGCTATGTCTAACATCAATCGTAAGAAAGAGTTAGACTCTGACAAAGAACTTCAGGAAATCGCTGGAGCTTTGCTTCGTGATACTGGTATTAAGACTGCGATTATCCGTGAGTATTTACCTGTGATGAACAAGTTGATTAACCAATACCTAAACCAGATGGATTCTTACATCCATTTTGAGTTAGATGAAGCGTTCAACGAAACAATCAAATCTCGTTTCCGTGATGAGTTTACCTATGCTTCTTTCTCTGAGGGTGAGAAGATGCGTATTGACTTGGCTATCCTGTTCACTTGGCGACAAATTGCCAAGCTGAAGAACTCTGTCAACACAAACCTTTTGATGCTTGATGAAATTTTCGACTCATCATTGGATGTCAACGGAACTGACTATTTCTTGAACCTGATGAATACCTTGGGCGAGAATGCTAATGTGTTTGTTATCTCTCACAAAGGCGACCAGCTGTTTGATAAATTTAGAAGTGTAATTAAATTTGAGAAGCGTAATGACTTCTCTGTTATAGTCTAGGATATATTATGCAATATACATTACAGTCATTTTTTCCAACTACTGTTTTAACTACAAACATTGGAAGAGAATTTACAAAAGAAGAAATGGATGTTGTTGATAAACATCGATTTCAAATTTATAAAAATTCTGGAAATGTTACTAGTATAAACACTCATATATTAGATAGCGAATTTCCAACTATCAGAAATGAAATTCAAAATTGCATTCAATATTTCGTCTCAACAATTTTAAATCCAAAAAATAATTTACAATTTTTTATTACTCAATCTTGGATAAATTATACTGAGCCTGGACAGTTTCACCATAAGCACGCACATCCAAACAGTATTTTATCAGGAGTTTTTTACTTTAACGCTGAAGAAGGTTTTGATAAAATACATTTCTTTAAGGAGTCTTATAAACAAATTGTAATACCACCTAAAGAATGGAACATCCATAATTCTGACTCATGGTGGTTGCCAGTTAAAACTGGAGATATTATTTTATTTCCTTCTTCTCTTGTTCATATGGTTGAGACAACTGTTTCAAAAACAACAAGAACAAGTCTAGCGTTTAATGTTTTTGCCAAAGGACTTTTTGGAGAAGATGAGACTCTAACATCTTTAAGACTATGAGTAAAGAGTTTAGAAAACAAATGGGATTTACCAATCAAGGTAAATATAAAGAATGGTTGAAAGGTAAGGACATCGTTGTTCCTAACTACCAACTGTTAGAGAAATATAACAGTCGCCTTTCTTCCATCTTTAACAACATCAACCAACAGTTAGAAATTCCCTTCGGTGGAAATATTGACCAGATGTTAATTCGTTCATACACAGTTATGAAAGATAACCATATCATTGAACGACTAAACAACAATGGTCGTGCTTGTGAGGAAGTTTATTATAAGTGGATGCAAGGATACCTCGCTGAGCGTGTGTTCCTACCATTCATGATTAACAAACTTGGTCTAACCGAATTAGATCGCAATGGTGGTGACGATCTAACAAACATTGAAACATTCAAACGAACTGGTGATGCCGATCTAATTGATAGATCTACTGGCACTAGAATTGATGTTCAGTGTGGCACTGGCGATGGTGTCTCCACAATTAAACACCACAAAGTCAAACATGCATTGGCAAACGATGGAACAACCTACGCATTCCTTATAGGTTTGTTCACTGGTCGCTATGCAATCATAAATTTGAACAACCTCAAGGACTCTGAGTTCAAATCCAATGTCAGCTGGGAAGGTCAACTTTGTTGGACTGTCCCTGAAATGTTCTTCCAGAACTGGTACAAATAACCCTACAACCTGTAAGGGTATCCTGCAAGCCCCATCCAGCCTAGATCGCAAAAAATGCTTGCTATTAAATAGAAAAAAGCGTATAATTATTCTATAACTTGAGGAATAATTTATGATGAATTCTAAAGACCTGCTTGCTCGCCTTTTGGCTAACGAAAACTTAAATGTTATTCGTGCCAATGTAGGAACAGCATCATTCGAAAGTGTTACTAGAACACTAACCCTCCCAATGTGGAAAGATATGACTAACGATGTTGAGGAAATGCTCATCGGTCACGAAGTTGGTCATGCTCTATACACCACAACTGAACATATGGAAGAAACAGACTTCCGTGCAATCCAAGGTTACATGAATGTAGTTGAGGATGTTCGTATCGAAAAGAAAATCAAAAACAAATATCCAGGTCTGCGTAAAGCATTCATCACTGGTTACAAAGAACTCAACGAGAAAGACTTCTTT